CGTATTCAATATCCACAAGCAGGATCTACTAAGGAGGGAAAAATCATCAATATTCAAACAGCGAGAGGAGATAAGCCTATATTTCATACATTGATTGTGAGGCCGCAGTAATGGCAAGAAACGTAAAATTATTAACTAATGACATAAAACAAGCAGTTTCCTTGGGAGGACAAATTGCTTCAGTTAATATTATGAACTCTTTATCTAAGAAAGGACCATCATGGACGGGAAAATTCTCATCTGCTTGGTCTGCTGTTTCAGGAAGAAAGAAAACAGGTGAAAAAGCCAGAGGACAAGGTAATCGTTTTGTGTACTCTCTAAATGATGTAAAAAGAGCTGTTATTCCTAAGAAGATCAAAGGCAACTATTCCGTTTATACAATCCTAAATTCAAGTTCTTACGCTGATCAAGCATTAGATATAAGTCCTTTCGTACCAACAGGAAAGATACCACCAGAGCCTAAAGGAGTTAGAAAAGGAAAAAGAGAGAAATACAGAGGCTTAGTTACGGAAGGTGAAGGTGGAAATAGAAGTACAGCACCTTTAGATTGGTATCCTAGTTATCTTTCTTCAGCTAAATACACAAATGACTTTAAAACTGGGATGAGAGAAGGTTTTAAGAAAGCTAACCGTAAACCAGGTACTTAAATGAACTACCAAAAAATTAGAGCAGCAGTAGAAAACCCCTTACTAACTGCCTTTGGAGCGTTATCACCAGCAGTACCAGTATTTTTTGACAACATTACGGCTGCTCCTACAGGTTCAACCACAGAATATGTTCGAGTAAATATAACTTTTGGTTCTACAAATGAACCAACATTAAGCTCTAGTGTTGATAATGCTCAAGGAGCAATAGTTATTAGAATTTTTACTGAAAAAGGTAAAGGGCCAGCTAGAAATCAAACGTTGGTTACAAGTGCTGTAGGTGTTTTGGAGACACTAAACGATACAGCTAAAACAAATTCAGGAGTATTTTTTAGACTAGGTGTTATTGAGGGACCAACTTTTTCTTCTAATGAAAACCCTCCATTATTTGCAAGTACTATAAATACTTCTTACTTTGCCACAGTTTTGAGCTAATCTATATGTAAATTTCAAGAACGCCTCATGGCCGTTACATGTTTATCTGGCACATCAGGTGCTCTCTATTACAAACCCGCAGGAACAACAGGAACTTTTGGTACTGCTAATGTAACCATTGGTACTGAGACAATAGTTGTTGAAACTTACTTGAATCTTAAGGTTGGAGATCCAGTTAAGTTTAGTGTTATTAATGCTTCTACAGGTGGAGCAGGAACAGGAACTTTACCTGCTGGATTAACTGCTGGAACAACTTATTACGTTAAAACTTATACAGCAGCTTCAGGTGCTTTGACTGTATCAGCAACAAATGGTGGTTCTGCTGTAGACCTAACTGACGTTGGAACAGCAGTATCTCCTAATGAATTTCAAGTTGCTTACGGTGCTTTTGAATCAGTTAGTCAAGTAAGAGAGTGGTCTTTTGAGATCG